CGATATACACCCCGAATTTATCCTTGCGCGAACGCTTGATAACGATGGCTCGCTTTACCGTGCCGGGCTTCCGGTACTTGGTCGGTGACTTGAGGATTGGCACCCTAGACTGAGCATCCTTGCGCATGACTTGGCCGGCAGCTCGGAGCCCGGCGCGTACAACCTTTTCGCCGATTCGTGCGGGTAGCGCTTCCAGTGTGCGCTGGAGTTCCCGCAGCCCTTTAACGTTGATGCTATCGACCATCGGTCAGCCCCTCGTTCGCCAAGATTTCCAACGACGCGCCAATCTCGCGAGGGTTGATAACCGACTGAATATCAAACGGGCGACCGTCGTAAACGATACGCTGCGACGCCTCAAGCCCGGCCCGATATCGGCAGCGGATTCGGTGCGTTACTTCGGCCTGTACTTGTTGGGCGGTCATTAGTTCGCGCCCACTAATCGGCTCGACGGAAGCCCACAGAGTCGCGACCAAATCCCACCCTTCGAGCGGCTGGCCGAACTCGTCGCGGCCGGTCTTGCGCTTCTCGAAAGTTACGCGGTGACGTAATGGTCCGAGGCGCATTAGGCAACCCCCGGAATTACGAACGGTGCGAGCAAGGATTCGACGCTAAGCGGCACGCTCGAAACAATCGTACCGATAACGACCGGCTCCCGGTTTTGGTCCCAGTGCGCGACAAGTAGCATTAGGGCCGATGCCAGGTCAGAAGGAACGGCAGCAGCCGCGCCATAACCCGCCGTGAACTTGATTGTTACGGCCATCGGCTGGGCTCGGGTCGTCGGCCATTGCTTTTGATAGGCGCGGTGAATCATGCCCACGATGCCGTTTTTGTCGACGAGATACTCGGTCGTCGGCAGAACAATAGTCGCCCCGGCCGAATCGATGTAGCTGATTTCCTCAACCGATTGCAGCGGGGGAAGCGGCAGCGTAATCGAACCGCACGGGAACGCGTCGAGAGTCAGCGCCCACTTCTGCGTCACGAACGCTCGTCGGGTAATTTTCTCCGCGTACTTGGTCGCGGCAGCGATCAACCGATTCACCCCGGCGTCGTCGGTCGCGTCGTCAATCCGCAGACGCGTCTTGACCTCGGCCAACGTCACCGGCTCGGTCGCCGGAGCGGTGAGCAATTCTAGGCGCATGATTAGGCCTCGCTAAGTTTCAACGCGTAGGCCACGGCAGCCTTGTCGTCGTCGACCCAGCCGAGCGCTTTCAGGGTCGCGATTACCGGCGCGGAAAACTCCGCGACTTGGTTCGGTTTGTAGTCGACTTGTTCCAGAGTGAAGGCAACAAGACAACGTGTAGAAATCAATTTAGTTACGGCCATTTTTCCACCCTTCCGCTAACGAAAAAGTGGGGCGACCCGAAGGCCGCCCCGGTTGCGTCTTAGGTCGCGGAGTGCGCGTAATACTTAACGGCCGCGCTGTCGGTCAAGTTACCGCCCGAACGGATGAAGGCGAGGAAGCCCACCTGCCCCTTCGAGGCGTAGGCCGAATCATCGAAGCGCATCAAGTTGACGGCCATCGCGTCGCGGATGATGTACTTTTTCATGTCGCCGTAAATGATCGACTTGGCGTTAGCCGCAGGCACCGGCATATCGTTGTTGATTACTACGGATTTGCCGAGCAGCAAGTCCGGTGCGCCAGCGGTGATACCGGCCTCGTAACCCGGCGTCCAGATTGGACGGCCAGCGGTGTCCTTCAGTTTGCGCAGCAAGCCGCGAACGGTTTGGGCGAACATGAATTTGCACTCGCCGCCGAGCTGGTAAGCCTCGTCCACGGATTCGAGCAAATCGACCAGATCGTCATAGATGACGGTCAAGGTTTGGCCGGTGGTGCCGACCTTGCCGGACGACGCGCCAGTCACGATACCGCGAGGCTGGGCGGTGCCGGTCCCGGTGGTGAAGTGCTGGTTGGTAATACGGCCGATACGCTCGATGATGCGCGCACGCACGAACGCCTCAATGTCAACGCTCGAATCTTGCAGCAGCTCGATTGGAACGGCGATCACCTTGGAGCTGTACTTGAATACGTTCAGACCCACGGTGCCGAACGATGGATCAAGCGCAGCGGCCGCAGTGTTTTCCGCGAGCAGCTCGCCGACTTCGGCGGTGCCGTCGCTGGTTGGGTAGCTCAGCGGATTACCCTGCGCGGTGGTCAGGAGTTGCGCCACGCCGCGCATACCGCCGAAGGCTTTCAGCGAGTTGATAAGCTCGGAAGCGATCAACGCCGGAACGGTATAGCCACCTTCGGACCCGGTAGTAGTCGACATGGTGTTGTAGAGTTTGGTCGCTTGTTCGGCGCTCAAACCTTTTTCACCGCGACGCATCCAGCAATCAAAAATCTTGATGTCCGAAAGCATGTCGTCAGTATCGCGTTTGGCTTTCGGGTCGCGGTCGCGATTCTGAATGTGTTCCTCGGCGGCGAGGTCGAGCAGCTTTTGCTCGCGCTCAATACGCTGATCGATTTCGACGATTTCGCCGGTCAGACCGTCATACTTGGTCTGGTTCTCGGCGGTCCATGCCTTGTCCTTCGATTCGTCCAACAGCTTGCGCGCCTCAAGGGCCAGACCGTTACGGCGCTCGCGCATGGTTTGAATAGTCATTTTACTTTTCTCCATTCATAAAAAAACCCGCCGATGGCGGGTCTGGGTTCGCGATGGCGAGTGCCTATGGCGCGATTACTTCGAGCAGGGAAAGCCGGCGCTCTAGGGCTGCGCGGTCAATCACTGGCTCTGGTTCTGGTTGTTCGGTAAGGGCTGCCGGCGCGTTGCCGTATGCCTCAAGGTTCCACTGGTTTTTCGCCGCCTTCTGCCCTGGAATTACACGATCAACAAACCCGTGTTCGACGGCTTCCTCGGCGGTGAACCAAGTCTCGGCGTCCATCCATTCGGAAATTGTCTCGGGAGATTTGCCGGTCTTGCGTTGGTAGTCGGCGACGATACTGGCGTCCACCTTGCGGAGAATGCCGGCCGTTGCTTCGAAGTCGTTCGCGTTACCGAGCGCGATAGTCCAAGCGTTGTGGATCATAAAAAATCCACCTTCGGCGATTTCTACCTCGTCGGCCGCAAGGGCTACATAGGTCGCAGCGCTGGCGGCGTGGCCGTCGATATGCGCGACGACATGCGCCGGGTGTCGAGCAAGTGCGGCCGCGATGGCGCGGCCCTCGAATACGTCACCGCCCGGCGAGTTAATACGGAGGTGAATCGTGTCCACGTCGAGCGCGGCCAGTTGCGGCACGAACTCTTTTGCCGAGACACCGCCAGCCCACGACTCGCCGATAATGTCGTACAGATATACGGTCGCCTCACGCTCGGCCTGTTCGATACGGGCCTGACGCGGTGCGGCTTGGTTGCTTAGATATAGCTGCATCAGCTTCATGCGCTGGCCCCTTGTGGAACGTTGGTTAGATAGAGAACGTCGCCACCCGGTACGGGCGGAAGGTTCTTAATGCGTCGTGCCTCGTTGACGGTCATCCAGCCTTGGGCACCCGGACCGCCGAGCGATTTCGAGATAACTTCAGATTCGGTTTTGCTATCGCCGGCCAGCAATCCGTCGCGGTTGAACTCGACGAAATAGCGCGGCGAGCGCGGCCACAACTTGCGGTTTAGTTCCTGCTCAATCCGGCGAAGGTGCGGGCCGAGGGTGTAGCGAACAAACCCGATAGACATTTGTTCGATGCCGCTCCCCCAAGAAGTCGAGGCGCTCGTCTCGCCGACCATGTGAGGCGGTACGCCGAAGGCTCGGGCGATTTCGATAACCTGAAATTTGCGCGTCTCAAGTAACTGCGCGTCCTCGGCCGTCATGGAAACCGGCTCGATTTTCCCGCCGTTGACCAACAGCAATGGCTTGTGACGGTTGCCGGTCCCGGTATACGTCTCGGTGAATTGGTTGCGTAAGTGGTTCTGCTGCGCCTCGGTAGGCGCTACGCCTTGCGGATAGGAGAGCGCAATAGAAGGCGCGGCACCGTTGGCGAAAAATTCCCCGGCGTATTCGTCGGCCGCAAGTGCGGTGCCGACCGCTTGCCGGGCTGCGTATCGGATAACCGATTCGCCTTTGCACCCGTCGAAACCGAAGCCCGGAAAATGCAAAACGTCATCGTCAAACAGGCCATAGACCGACTCGCCATCGCTGACAAAGTAGACGAGGCGCCCGTCCTTTTCGGTAACGTGAACGCACTCCCGAGGGAGCGGCATCAGGCTCGACGGGTTGCCGTTTCGGTCGCGGATAATCTGCGCGAATCCGTCGCCCCGCATCAGCATGGACGCCAGCATCCATTCCCAAAACGAGCAGGCGGTAAGGGTCGGATATGGGCTCTCGTTGAGGAGCCACCAGAGCGGGTGTTCCGCCTTCTTGCGGCTGCCGTCGGCGGTCCGTTCGTATACCGGAAGCGGGAGCAACGCGACGGCCCCGGCGATCAATCGAGTACAGGCGTAAACGGCAGCGCTGCGCTTCGACGATTCGACCGTTACGGCGATGCCAGACGAGGCGGGTTTAACGCCGAAAAATTCGGCCCACTGCTCGGCAGTTCCCCACCCGTCGAGGGTATTCGCCGCGCTGATTTTGCCAAGCTCCGCACGGAGGGTTGCGACCTCCTGCTCTAGCTTTTTTTGCTTCCCGAAAAATAGCATCAGAGCACCATAAATAAGTCGTGGATAGGAGCGTCCTCGGTCGGTTCGCCTTGCGCGCCGACCGCCATAGCGAGCGCCACCATCCCGTCAATACGGCCGGTCGCTTTGCTCTTTGTGAACTTGCGGTTGCCTGCCTCGTCCGCGACGGTAATCGCGTTGGCGGCGCACATGGTTAACACCGGATGGTTGCCGTGCCGTAACCCCTTCGCGAGTAGCCGCGCTTCGAGTTCACGTAGCGCCGGGGACATGGACACCCAGCCTTGGCCGAAGGGTTTAAAGCGCGTCAATTCCAGGTCAGAGAACCCCGCCTCGATTAGCCACGGGGTTAGAAAACGCATGTTGTGACGGTCGAATGCGAGCGCCTGAACGTCGCAATCATCGAACAATTCGCGCAGCCACCGGGCCACGAATCGGTACTCGATAGAGCGGCCGGGCGTAAGTTCTAGCTGCCCTTCCTCGGCCCAAACGTCATACGGTACGCGGTCGTTTCGCGACTTCTCTTTGATACCTTCCTCGGGTAGCCAGAAGGTCGAATGAACGTCGCCGTCTTCGGTGACGGTGACGAGTGCGGTAAGGTCCGAGACGCTCGAAAGGTCGAGGCCAGCCCAGACTTTTTGACCGTGATATGGCTCGGGCTTCCCGGCGTTTTCTTCCCAGACGGCCCAGCTTACAAACGGGGCTTTAGCCGCCACGCGCTGATTCAAAATTAGGTTCCGATACGCCGACTCGCGAGCCGGTAAACGCTTCGCATCGGAGGCTTGCCGCAGTACTTCCTCCTTGTTCATGAAGTCATCAAAGTGAGGATTTGCGGCGCGGATTGCCGCCTCGCTAAACGGGTCGAGGTCGAGCGGGGCGGTACAAATTTCGATCTTGTTTCGCGGGTCGGCTCCGGTTAATGCGTCGTCAATGAGCAGGCTCAAAAGGTCGGCGCTGTTCGGGGCTTGCGTCGAAATGATGATAGACATTGGCTGGTCTTGCGCAGCGCTTGCGGTTTCGAGCGCCTCGTATAGCTGCGATCTTGGGCCGACAACTTGGCCCAATTCGTCGTGGATAACGAGCGCCGGAGATAGCCCGAACTTGGTCGAGGCGTCGGCGGATAGCGCCTTGAAAAACGTCCCGAGTTCGCCGCACAAAAGCTCCTTGGCGGTGTCCCGAATCGTGACGTAGTAGGACAATTCCGAACTGAGCCGAACGATTTTCGCGGCCAGCTCGAACAGGATTGCAGCTTGGTCGCGGGATTGTGCCGCGCTATACAGCTGACTGTTCGGCCGCGCCTCGGGTCCGCACAAGTGGAGCAAGACGATAAACGCACTGAACGCCGTCTTCGCATTCTTGCGCGCCATGCTCAAGATGAATACGCGGGTCGGCGAATCGTAAATCCGCTTCATCCAACGGCGCTGATGCTTGGTCAACTTGACGCGTTGCCCGACCATTCGGCCTTCGGGGATGCAGCAGTGCGCCTCAATCCACGCGCAATTGCGCTCCCCCCGTGTCAGTCTTGTTCGAGCTGCCACGGTTTCCGCCCCTTCCCTTGCGAGTGAACTACCTTGTCGGCGCGGATTAGGCTCTGTTGAGTCAGCCGCATCGAGCGAAGTAGCGCGTTCATACAGCGCGTTTCGCGCTCGGCCATCGCGCCGAGCTTGTCGTATCGCTTCAATCCCTCGTCATCGGTCAGCCAAGCGGGGTCGAAACTCTCCTGCTGCTGCGCGATTAGGTCGGCTTGTACCTTGTGCCGGCAGTACTGCGCGAGCATCGGTGCATGTTCCTCGCCGAACCACTCGGCCGGCTTCGAGTTGACGACCGAAACCCAGACCGCCTTTTGTGCGTTGGTCAAAGTCGGTGGAGGTGC